CCCTGTTTCTGGGTCCCATCCTCCAAACATTCCTTTATATTGTTGAGGTTGTGATTCTCCGTATGCCCAATTAGCTTGGTCTGTCGCTGCTACTACTGCTTTCTTTGCTTGCTTATTAGCATATAGACCACCTATAATACTCGCTGCTGCGTTTAACCATCCCATGTCTTAATCTCCTGTTCTTGTAAATCCGTTATTATCAATGTTTGTTCCTGCACTACCACCTGACCCGCCAGAACCACGACCTTCATCGCCTTCATATGCTGTATCACCTGATGAACCTGAAGCTCCTGCTAATCCACCTGCACCACCATTACCGGCTCTAGCATCATTATCTACATTTGCTCCTAAACCTCCACCACCTCTATCAGTTTTAGTTCCAGCACCGCCATCAGTAGAGTTTTGATTACAGTATGAACCACTACAAGTAGAGTTTCTTGAACCTGCTGCACCAAAGGATTGACCACCGCCACCTCCTCCTCCACCAGCGAAGTCATCATCAGACCAACTTTGGTCGGCTTTAGCACCGCCACCACCGCCTCCACCACCACCTCCACCGAGGATTGAGCCATTATCGTCTAAGATAATGTTTTTTTCTAGCTTTAAAGCTGTACCACCATTACCACCACTACCGCCATTATTGCCGGGTGAGCCTCCAGAACCTCCAGAGCCACCAGCACCAATAATGTAGCCGTTGTTAATAATAGTAAGAACCCCTGCGACACCACTTCCAGTAAGTAGGGCAGGAGTTCCTGTAGAGTCTGAGTAAACATAAACACCAGAGTTAATAACTACATCTACATCACCGAGTTTATTATCAGCAGTTAATGCTGTGTCTAAATCTAATTTATTAACGTCACTAGAAACAGTATAAGTAAATTTTCTTTGATAAAAAGTTTTCCAAGCACCGCCTTGTTTAACACTACCTGTTAACACTTCTTTCCATGCACCACCCTGTTTTACAGAAACTTTTGTTGGTTGTTTCCAAGCACCTGAGTGTTTTATGTTTAAAGACTTAGCCATGTTAGCTTGCTACTTGATAATGTATGTCACCGTCAGAACCGTCTGAAGCTGCATCTGTGCTTACTGTTCTAGTTCCGTAACCATTAGAAGTAGAAGGCAAAACATCTGCTGTTATAGCTGCTGTAACAAACGCTGTTGTAGCTACTTGATTAGTATTGGTTCCCGCACTTGCTGTTGCAGCAGTAATTACTTGAGTGTTCTCCGTTAAATCTGCTTTAGAGTTAACAGCAGTTTTTACCGCAAGAAACTCTGTATTAAAGTCATCACCACTAACTACTTTATCCGGATTATTATCAGCTAAAGCATCTTTACCTGACCATTGTACTACTAAATTATATTGACTCATCTTATTTTCCCTTGTTTTGCCCAAATACTCATATTTAATAAAGAGGCTTTAAAACCTTTTACTGTTTGTATTACTTCTAATCTTAAAACTTTAGCTGCTCTTGATAAAGAAAGTTTATATTCTTTAGGATGAAACGCAGGAGCGTACTTAGCACTTCCATACAAGCTTGTACCGCTTGCACTTGGAGCTTCATATTTAAATTCTGTACCACCAGCTGTAGGGTCTAAAGTAAAGTTAGAAGAATCAGGAGTAACACTATAATCTCTGTACCAATTTAATGTTACATCCATATTTTTACCACCAGACCAAGTACCTAAAAATCTTTTTAAAAATTTAGATATTCCCGGTTGTTCAAAATCTAACCAAGTAGTTTTAAAATCTGATTGGTAAGTATTGTTAATGTCTTTATAGCATTTACTTGTAGTAGATTCCCATACATGACCAGCAGTTGTACATGCTGATTGATTACCATAACTAGCAGTAACATCTTCTTTTTCTAAATCATAAAAACCTGAATAAGTAGCTACTCTTCCTGCATAATCTAAAGCTCCTAGTCCTACATATAACATATCGTCTGTTGATAGAAAAGCTCCAGGATTTCTCTTAGAATCAAAGTTCCAAGTTGTTATTCTTGGACCACCGTCAGGAGTCATTGCTTTAAAATCAAAGACATAAACAATATTTCTATCACCAAAAGATAGTAAGTAAGAGCCAGTAGATAAATCGTATTGTGCTTTAACTTTATTTAAATCAGCAGTAATTATGTGTCCTCTTATTTCGTCTTTAACAGCTAAACTTAAATCTTGTAATGGCATTTTATCTTGTACCATTGTACGACTTAATGAGCGAACACCAGATGAACTTAGGAATACAATGTCATCACCAATTAATTGAACTGAATCTCTAGCTACACAACCTACACCCTCAATAACTTCATCTAATGCAAAATCAGTTGTAGAAACAGCGTAATTAACATCCCAAGGACCGTTAAATATAACTATGTTATTTTTACCAAAGATAACTAACTTGCCCATAAAGCCAGCAATTGCAGTTATTTCATCCCCTGCCCATACATTTTTTAAATCTATAGAGCCTGATGAACCGCCGTGAAATTTATGTCCAATAAGTAAATCTGAATAATAAACAACATCTTTATTCTCACCTATATTACCTACCCATAATCTTCCAAACCCTCCAAGAATACAAGAAGGTGTAAAATTAGTAACGCTAGAAGGAGCAGCATAACTTGCTACATCTTCTAAATCCAACCAAGTAGAGCCACTATAATTAATAGGTTTATTACTTGCTTGTACACCATAAAATTGATTATTAAAGTTTGTAAATTGCCAGTTACCATCAGTCTTAGTTGTGCCACCTGAAAAAGTTTGAATGTCTAAAGTGTCAGGAGTATTTGCTGTATTTATTTTATATACATTAGCACCAGCACCAGCAAATAAAGTAGTATCTCCTGCTGAACTTCTGTATTCACCTAATGATTTAATTTGTAGTGTATTAGCAGCAGGAGAAGCATTAGCTTGTGTTTCGCCAATGTTATCTGTTATTTGTTTAATTCCTTGTCTAGTAGTGACACGTCCTTTTTCATCTAACATAACATTGTTAGCTGCTGTTAAATATTGTGGTGATAAACTAGAAGGAGAGGATTGTTTATTTACTCCGTATATTCCAATATTATCTAATACTAAAGGTTGTATTGGTTTAGACGCCATTCCAAATTACCTCGTCTGAGTGTCTACCTACGTCTTGTTGAATTGCATCTGATAATGCTTGTTGATATTGCATCTGTGCCATGTCTGACAATGTACCTCCATCTTCGCCACGTTCAGCGATAGCTCGTGCCCATACCCCCATTATAACAGGAAACTCTGGACATGTTAAGGTATCTGTTGCATTTGTTAAATCATCTTGTGGGTCTAGCATGTAGAAGTTTATGTTATAAACACCATCAGGCTTAGGATATAATTGTGCTGTAAGCAATCCACTACTTACTCCATTAATAGAAAAGTAAGAAGGAACACCTGAGCTATCAGTAGGGTATTGTGTAGACCTAATCCATGAATCAGGTACACCTTGTAATATTTGTCCTTGTTCTTGTTCTTGTACTGACAATGTCCTAGTACGTTGTGATGTGCTAGGTAAGTTATAGCTACGTGTATTAGCTACTGTAGCTACTGTTTCTACACGTCTTAGTGATGTCCAGTCCCAAGCATCTTCTACTTCTCTTTTAACTTCATTAACAAAATCACCAATTAATATTTGATAGTCTGATGCAGTAGTAGAATCTATTAAATCTCCTGACCAGTCACCAGTAATAGTATCTTCTCTTAACCTACGTAATACTGAGTTAATAATTTGTCTATATGTCATCTACTTCCCCTTGGCTAATTGTGCACCAAAATAAAATTCTATAATCATTGTTGCCCATCTAAACACTTCATCAAACTTGAGCACAGCACCAGCTTGTACAGTTATGTATTCTATAGTATCTGGTGTTAATTGAAACCCAAGTAATGAATCTCCTTTAATAACAGTAGGTATCACTGTTGGAACATTAAAGAAAACTGGAGCCACTTGTGTAAATATAATTAAAGCTAATATAACAAATATAATTACACGTCTGTTAAGTGCAGCCATAGGGCTTTCTTTGTCTGCTCTATCTCTTGCCATATTAATAGAATCATTCCTTACCTGTAGTGACTCTATCATTCTTTTTTGATTTTCAGCAGCAGCTTGACTCTTTAAGGCTACTAACTTAGCAACAAAACCTAAGGCTATTGGTGCTACGTTTGTTA